TTAAATCGTAAATGCCGAAATCTTTTTCGAAGCTTTCAGTAACATCGGCAGTTGCTACTACGTTTCGCGCTTCACTAATAGTCTTAATATTAGATCCAGACTTAATCAATAAATTTTGATTAATGCCTGAAAAGTTTCTTAAGACTTGCAGAGTGTTTTCACTTAATTCCATAATTAACCTTCCTTTTAATTTTATAGTTTATTATACACCATTTTTTAGTATTTGTACACATTTAATTTTTAATCTTAGAAAAATTTCTATCTTTTATGAATTCAATCTTGGATTCAAACTTACCATCGAGTATGTCACCTTTATGAGATATAATAAATGTGTTACTATCTGCATCAAGCGTATGTAGTATTTTAAGTAAGTTTTCTATGCCATCATGATCTAATGATGAATCAAATGTCTCATCAAGTACCAATAAGTTAGTTGATACTGAATTTTTCATTTTAGCTATTTGCCTCCACGTAAAAAGTAAAGACAAATCAATTCTTTGTTTTTCACCTTCACTAAATGAATCGTACGTAAAATCATCTCTGTGTCTTGATCTTATTGTTTCATTAAAGTTTTCATCTAGATTAAACGATACAAAGAAATCTAATGTCTGTAAATATTGATTAACAAGTTTATTAATTGTTGGTAAGTATTGCTTTATTATTTTTGTTTTGATACCAGTATCTCTTAACATTTCTGCAATCACATTGTTATAACCAAACTGCTCATTTAATTTAAGTTTTTCTTCAAATAAACTTTCTTTATCATTGTTCATTTGTTCTAAATCTTTTCTAGCGCCACTTAAATCTGCAGAGACTTCACTTTCTAAATACTTTTGTAGTTCATCATTACTCTGATTTAACGAAACAATCTCTCTATTGTTTGCATTGATAGTGTCGGTCTTTTCTCTTATCTTCGCGATTACAGTTTCTAGTGATACGATATTGTTATCGATAATAGTACCGTTACTTTCTACCATGCTTAAAGAAGACTGTACCTGATATGCTTCGTTCTTGGTATCAGATATAAGTTTATCTTTGTTTTGTATAGCTTGTTCGCATGTAGGACACTCATCATTATTTTCTAAAAATAAACCACGCTTTGCGATCGCTTTCATTTCCTGCTTTATAGTAGCGATATCGCCTATAACTTTATTCTTTTGCTTTTGTAATTCTTTTAATTCATCATCGGCTGTGCTTGATTCTAATTCTTTACTTAATTCGTTATTTTGATTCTGTAACTTATTAATTTTTCCTCTTGCATTTTTAATCTGACTTTCATACTTACTTTTGTTTTCTTCTGTGACTGCAGCGATATCGCGTATATATTTTGTTTGCTGCTCTATTCTACTTTTTACAATGTTAGTATCATTATTTACTTTATTAATATTTTCTCTTAATACAGAATTTCTTTCTCTTAATATGATATTCATTTTTGAAAAGATATTAATATCCAGAAGATCCTCGATAACGTTCCTACGATGTCCAGCATTTAATTGCATAAAGGGAATGAAGGAGGAGGAACCTAATACAACCACCTGATGAAAACTTTTATGATTAAGCTTAAGAATGTTTTGTTCGAGAATCTTCTGGTATTCCAATGCATGGGAAGATTGATTTATCATAGTCTCATCTTTCCATATTTCAAATATGTTTGGCTTTATACCTCTTACAATTTTAAAACGTGCTTTACCTATACTAAACTGTACTTCAACTAATGATTGCTTTTGATTAATAGAATTTACAAGTTGACTCTTACTTATCTTACGATGTGGTTTACCAAACAATGCAAATGATATAGCATCAAGCATAGTAGATTTACCCGCACCGTTATGACCAACTATAAGCGTCGACTTGTTTTTATTCAAAGGTATTTCTGTAAAGTAATTACCAGAAGATAAAAAGTTTTTATATTTAATAGATTTAAAAATTATCATGCTATTTCAAGGGCCTGCGCTTCAGTCATTAGTTCTCTCATTTGGATCTTAATCTTATCTTTATCTAGATCAGTATCCACTGCTTCAATGTAAGTATCTACAATCTCTGTAGTATCTTCAAAATTCATATCTTCATCTTCTACATTCTCACCCATAAACTCATTAAAGTTTTCTGCAATCTTTAATTCATAAATGTCTTGGTTCTGAATGTTGTCAATAAACCTATCAAACGTAAATGGATCAGTTTTTTCTGCCACTACAACTTTAACAAATTTTTTAGATAAATTTTTATTATAATTATTATAACATACTTCTTTGTCATTGTACACTATTTTTTCAAATAAAGTGTAAGTATTTCTTACCTTTTCAATTTGTCTTGTTTCAGTATCTAATACATGAAAGTACTTAGGATCATGCGCATCGGACCAAAAGAACTCCATAGGATTACCAAGGTACCAGATATTATCTCTTTTAGAAGCAGTATGATAATGTCCTGATAGTACTTGTTCAAACTTTTGGAATAACTTAGGATCCATGCCGTGCGTATTCTTAAGGCCTCTCATCATTTCAAAGTCTTTGAGCTCAAGGTGCGCACCTAACCAGTCTGCTTTACATTCTTTTATGAAGTTCATTGACTGATCAAAGTTATCAGGACACAACCATGGAAGCAGTCCCATACTTAATGAACCATACTGCATCACGGTTGGTTCCATAATTATATGCACTTCATTCATGTAATGGCCAAGACATTCCTTTAGTGCATTTAATTCGTTTGTATTCTTATAATACGTGTCATGATTACCCGGTATAATATCCATAATCATATTATTTTTTCTTAACTGATCAAGAAACACTCTTCTGTTTTGATTAAGCGCTTTAAAGTTTACAAACTTACGATGATCATAGTAATCACCTAAGTGTAATATTTGTTTGATACCACGCTTCTTACATTCTGGAAAGAATATGTTAGTATAAAAATCCTCCGCGTTATCTAAAAAGACTTCAGAAGAGTTTCTAATACCACAGTGCGTATCACATAATATAGCTATTTTCATTGCATGAACTCGCTTAAATCTGAATCTGCTATTTTCATCTTACGTTTTTTTCTTTCTTTTTTAACTATCTCTTTCATTTGACTGTCTGTAGATCTTACTCTTGCGATTCTATCTTTTAGTGTATCTACAAAATGCGTTGCTGTATCTGCAGCAGCTCCTTCTGTACCAACATCAACAAAACTGTCTATGCCTGATTTAGTTAAATATTTTAGTTTAATTTCTTGTTGTTTCTTTTCTTTTGTTATTCTTCTTAAGAACGCGTACCAAGTTATCTGTGTAAAGTACGCAAACGCGTTTGGTTTACCAGTTCTTGTCGCAGCTTCTAGATTGTAATTACCTATTGCTTTCAAACAATTTTCAACCGCATCCATTACCATTTCTTCTCGATATGTGTATCTAATAAAGTTTGCTTTATGAGACAATCCTTCTGCTATTCTAAGAAAACATTGAGCTATATAGTCTGGTACCTTTGGAATTTCATTGTTAATTTTTCGAGCATGCTCTACTTGTTCAACATATCTAACTACTTCTGTAGAGAAATTAGAATTGTTAACATAATGTATGCTTTTTTTACGTGCCATTATTTTCACCTTTCATATATTATTATACACTATTCTGAGCAAAAGTACACAGTTAAATTTTTCTCTTAGTACTACATTTAACTGTGTACATATGCTAAAAACTATGGTATAATAAAAGAGTATATTGAGAGAGGGGAGTATACCTAGTGAATACTTCGGGGTTTGAACTTAATTATGTTACCGTCGTCAGAGTCTGGAAACATTCCGTCTTCTTCGATAGCACCATATTTTCTTTCTAAAAAATCATCCATCTCATCTTCTGTTAAATCTCTTAACGCTTCTTGTATTTCATCCAAATTAGCATATGCTTTTTTTCTATCTTTCTTATTTGATTTTAAATCACGTTTGATACCAATTAAGCATGCTTTATAATGTTTCAATATGTTTGGTGATGGATTTGTAGTTACAATTATATGAGACGAGTTTATAGTTTGCATAGAAGCCGGATCGTCTTGAAATGACATCCATGGCCGAAAGGCAAAGAACCTCCAGCCTTTTTGATAATCTTCTATTGCTATGACTCTTAAAGCTTTCTTTACTAGAATATCGCTGGCGTCTTCACCGGTGTTCCATTCCATAACTTCACATATTATCTCTTCATTATTTGTTAGCTTAAATTGTTTTATATTCATAAACTCACTCTATAAGTTTTATGGTTAAACTTTTCTCTTCCGTAAATTCTCAGTCTCTCATCCGCGTGTAGTATGCCGAAATTTTTTCGAGACTTCCAACTTATATCGTCGATGATATCGTAAAGCGTACTGCTCTTACCATCATCGGTCTTTCTTAAACCTCTACCTATACTTTGCAACA